TTTTGGTTGTAACGCATCGTTACTTCAATCTGACCTGATGTTGGGGTTGTCAAACCTGTATTAGTAATTTTCAATGTAACAACAACTTGACCAAACCATGCTGGATCAGTACCAACTTGTGGATTCTGAAAGTCTTGCAATGTAGCATTACCATTTGTTAACTGTGATCCAACAAATGTTGCTGTACCGCGAGTAGCTGAAGTAATTGCAGCCATTGTTGCGTATACACCAGTAGATGTGGCAAAGTTGTTAGAAACATAAGGCTGAATTGAGTTAGCCGTTACGCTTCCGTCTGTTGGTAATGTACCTACATCAACAATCACATCAGTGATGTTGCAAGAATAAGGAACATAGAAAACTGCGCCGCGGTAAATAGTACCAGTTGCATCAGCAGTAGGAGCAGAAGCTTTAGTAGGTCCGCTATTGCTAAACACGCCAGCTTGTGGTGTGTAAATAGTAGCAATACTATTTGGAATGTTATTTGACGCAACAAAGATACCTGATCCACCACCATAATTAGTAGTGTTTGGAGATGTTACGGAGAAGTCTAAAAGAGCTGTTTGAACGAGGTCTGTATAACCTACATCTCTAATGGGACCAAAACGATTTTGCCCAGATAGAATTGGGCCGGAAAATGTGGAACGTGCCATGACAATAAGTCCTTATGCAAAAGTTACCTTGTTAATCGTTGCATCGTCTGCTGGGCCAGTGGCAACAAGGTGAAATTCCCAGATGCACAAATAATACACCATTTTCAGCTATTGTCAAATAAATTTGCATAAAAAAAGGAGCCCTTTTGGAGCCCCTTTTTAACCTAGGATTTACGGATTAATAAGAGCCGTAAACACCTAATGGATCGGAATAACCGAATGAATAACGCTCTCTAGACTTGTAGCGAACGTTACCGGTGTCAAAGTCACCATCCATGGAGTTTTGCAATGGAGTACGAACGAAGTGCTTGAGACCGTTAGGTACGTCAGTTGTCAAGAACCAAGCGTTAGGTGCTGTCAAGAAGTGGTTAATTGTGTAACCATCTGGAACAGAACCGTTGTTCTTGATTGCGTTGATGTCGTTGTTGTTTGTACCAACACGGAGTTCAGTCTCTAGCAAACGGGTTGCAACGAACTGAAGTGCTGGAGGAACAACCAACTTCTTGGGCTTAGCGGCGATCAAAAGACCACGCTCATCTGTCCAAGCTGCAATCTGGATAACTGCATTTTCAAGGGCAGTTTCGTTCAAGTCAGCAGGGGTAGAAGGAGTGTTGGCGTTTGTACCACCATTCACCAATGGGTGAGCAGTTGAGAACAAAGGCTGACCGTCACCGCCAGTGTAAGCGCCGTTGAATCCATTGTTTAGAGTGGAAGCGCCCTTAACTTGCTTGGTGTAGGCCATGGCGCGAGCCAGTCCCTTTGTGTAACGTGCAGACAAACTATCATACAAGTTATCTTCAATAGCCTCTTCTGTTAAGGAGAAGCCAAGAGCGATAGTCTCGTGTGTATAGCGAGCTGTCCATGCTTCTTGTGCATTGTCATAAGCGATGGCATTGCCCTCAGCCTTAACAGGTGCAGCAGAGAATCCAGACAGTTTTGTCTCTTCTTCAAAAGAACGCTCAGAAGTCTCTGTTTCGTAGATTTCTTTGTGCTCTTCGCCGTAGCGAGCGTACTCTAATCCGAACAATGCGTTCAGTCCAGGGAGCAACTCTTTCAATAGTTGTGCGCGTGAAATAGCCATTTTATGTTACTCCTTAAACAGCGGTTGCAGTGTAATACTCATGTATACCGAAGTTAAGCTTAACAAGCACTTCAGGATAGTTTGTAAACACAATGGTTGATGCGGATGGGATAGCTGTTACGCCACCTGGTACTGCTGGAGCTACGTTCAATGTTCCAGATGTTGCGCCGGCTGCAATAGCTGCGGTAACAAAAGAACCTGTCTCAATAAGCTGTCCATTAGCGGCTAAATAAGCTACGTCAGCACCTTGAAGCACGTTACCGTTAGGTCCGGTTGTCATGGTGATTGATGTAGTTGTTGAGCTACCAACGGCAGAATAAGACTGAGCTGTATCACGAACGATGTCAACAACACGGATTGGGAATGTGTTTGTTGTCAAAGTTGCAGAGTAAAGCAATGCGTTAGCAGAGTCACCAGTATTGACGTTACCAGTGTTGTTAATCATCTGGTAGTTTTGACCAATCATGGGGATACTTGCTGATGCAACAGTAGTTCCAGATGAGCAAACAACAGCTTTGAAAACTGTGTCAGGATCATCACAAACAACTGCAAATGCGTCGCCAGCTAAAGTGCCAGAAGGCCAGTATTGGCTAAAGCGCTTTTGCTTAGTTACTGGATCTGTGTAGTTACAGCCAAGGAAAACCCCGACCATACCTGCTGCGCCGCCACCAGTAGAAACTGATTGACGGTTGATAAAACCCTGGGTAAGGTTAACGAAATCGCCGTAAAAAATACTGGTAGCGTAGCCGTACTGGATAGGCAACTGACGAGTTGATCCAGCAAATACTTGTCCACCAATAAGATTTACAGGCTTTAGGCCGTAAGGGGCCGATACTGTAGGATATGCCATTTAAATCTCCAAATTATTGATTGCCTTTACCAAAGCTAGTCGATGATCTACTTTCTTTGAAAATAGGCATACGACTGTCACTTTGGCGCATTAAACTGTTATCTACTGCATCAGCATTCGCTTGGGTTTGCTCAGCATAATATTTCATCTGCTGTGTATCAAACTCAATCGGACGCTTACAGAGTAACAGCCCGCCAATCTCGATGTTGTCTTTGAATCGACTTTCGGGATCAACTAACAGTGTGAACTTAGGTTGCTCTTCAATTGCAACAGGCTCATAACCTTCACGGAATCTCGTGCTGATATTCCTTGGGTCTGCCTGGTTCAACATAGAAACCCGAATCCATTTGTAACCGTACCCTGGCTGTTTGTCAGGCTCAGGAAGTAACTCAGGGGGCATCCACTGTTTAGGACGCTCAGAGAGTGCACGAGTTGTCGTTTCACGGTCAAGTTGTTTTGCATTAGCCATTTGTTAGGCCTCCATTTTTAAAAGTTCACGGACATATTGCTCATTAGATAACCCAAGCCTCTTCGCTATGGCGACTTGAGATGTGGTTAGTCTTACCCTCTTCGATGCTGTCGATCTACTAGCTGGAGCAACTACCGTGGCCGGCTTTTTGGGACTGTCTTCCCTAGATGGAGCCTGGCTTTCCTGCGATTCCTCGAAATTCTCAGGGAATCTTTTTCGCATAGTCTTGTCCAACTCTGCGTAATATCTGTCAGATCCAACAACTATACCACTCTTCCTAAGCTTTTCGTGTAGCCCAAGAGCAGATGCGGTCATCTCTTCGTCCTGTCCGAACCAAGGATTTCTCGCTTGCCATTCCATAACCTTTTCGTCAGGCTGAGATGGTTGTTGGTACTGTTGTTGCGTTTGTACCTGAAATTCTTCTTCTTGTAAAGGGGGTAACTTAAAGTTATTAGCCCTCTCAAGTTGCATTGTTGCCTTGGTCAATGCTTGCTGAGCATCAACTAGCTTATCGGATTCACCCGAATCGTATGCGTCTCTATAGGCTTTTTTAGCCATTTCAAGTTGCATTTCAGAAGAGGTTTTTACCGCTTGAACGTACTCTTTTTCCCCTGAATTTAAGAGTTGTTTGATGCGTTTATTCTCTTCATGTAATTTCTGCGCCGCCTCCAAAGCTGCATGACGTTCACGCTCAGCCGCTTCCGCTCGCCTACGCTCATCGTTCCAAACTCTCTTCATTTGGATCAGCTTGTCTTTAGCGTCTTTACTGTATTTGTCTAGATCATCTACTTCAACTTGAAGTTGCTTAACGCGCTCGGGATCTGCGGGTCTTCTACCCTTATCCTCTTCCGGCGTATCGTCTTCAATTTCAATCTCTAAACTATCTTCTGGTTCCTTTTCCACCAGATCTTCTGGTTCTGGAAAGTCGTTTGCTGCTTCAAATGTTGCCATGTCCGGCTCCTTTATTTACGTCTAATACCACGGGGATCTTCAACTACACCCTCAACAGAGTCGTCATTGATCATCCTCATTTCCCTACCATGAATAACCAATCTACTACCTGCGTTGGGGCGCACCAGGACAAAGTCTCCTTGCTTGCACCACGGACCAGATGGGAATCTAGTCTTGTCTTGGTAGCAATCAGGTCCCAAAGAAACCACAAATAGTACTGTTGTCAGTAGCTCTTCATAGTGAACAGTGGTATCTGCTTTTACCAGCCCGCTTTCAAACTCCTTTTCCACTTCTGGGATGGCGCATAGTATGCGATATCCAGAGGGCTTTGGTAGCTGAGTCGCCTTCTCTTCGTCTTTCTTGTGAAGGATGGCATCTAAGTCAACTGCCAAATTTAGGTTTATGTCACTCATTGTCCGAGTTCTCCAATCTTGCCTTAAGGTCTATGATAATTCCACATGCAGCTTCAAGACCTCGCAACTGACCGCATATGTATTTATATTCCTCAAAAGAAGGCGCATTCCCTCTGGCTAATGCTTGGGTAAGCATGTCCATTCGGTCTTTGTACTCTCTTAAAAGAAATTCTAAATTCTGATCCATCATTCACCTCCTTGTTGTGGTGTTTGTTGATTCATTTGAGCTTGTTGTAACTTAGTTTCGTTATCCATTTGAGCTTTCTTTAAAGAAGCCGCGTGGTGTAACTGAGCCTCGCTCAAGCTGGATTCATTACCCATTCTGTTGTGTATAGTCTGGGCAATTAATGATTCACGATTGTTCATCTTCTCGTGATCGTGTTGGGCTAGAGTTTTAATAGCATCATGTCTGATGTCTGCTCCGCGCAATTTTTTCTCTAGCTGTATTTCGGCAGAAGCTTTTAAAGCACTTACGTCTATTTGCTTTAATTGTGTAGCGGTCTGTGCCGCAATCCTTGCCTTCTCAATCTGCTGTTGCGATTGCTTGAGTGCAATTTCTGCCTGGTCTTTTTGCGCCTTGCGTTGTTGCTCAGCTTGCTTGATAGCAATCTCTTGTTGTTGCATCTGAACCAAAGGATCCTGGGCTTGTTGCTGAGCTTGTTGCTGAGCCACTTGAGCTTGGTTTTGTTGCAATAAACGAGTTGCTGCTTGAGCCAAAATAGGAGCAAGTCTTGCCTCTACTTGTGGATCAATTGGTATATCTTCGCCAGAAGAATCACTCTGTGGCGGCAGCGTCATACCTAATTGCTGCTCAATCTCTATTCTGTATTGGAATCCTAAGTGCTCATTAACGTGAGCCATCATGGCGGCCTGTAACTGCTGAGCCATTGGGTTATTCTGTAGCAACGATGCAATCTTTGGATCTTGCATTGCAGACATATGAACCGTGATGTGCGCTTGGTGATCTTGATATGAGAACGCCTTTACCGGCTTGGACATAAGCACGTTTTGGTTCTCTGTAATCGGATCCATTGGGCGCATATCTTCAGGTAAAGGTATGAGTTTCGCTGCGTTTTTAATGCTCAAAACTTCTAACATTTGCCTATATAAGAACGGCATATTGAATAACTGTGGCTGTTGTTGCGCTAATTGCATAACAGCTTGGTATTGAACGATCTTTTGCGCCATTGTTGAGGCATTTGGATCGCTAACCGGTATTACATCTACGCTCTCATAATCGGACTTTTTAGCCCTTTTACCCCCTACTTCGGGCTCATAATCGTATTCATCAGGTGCATTTGCAGCAATAATTTCCTTTAAAAGCTTTAATTCTTGCTTTAAAGAGTAGTGAATACGGGCTTGAACCGCAGACATTACTTTAAGTGTGCGCTCTAATATCGCTAATGTTGTACCAACTGGGGCGGCCGCCGACATATCGCTGACCTGTAGATCAGCAGTATTAGCAAATCTACGACCTTCCTCAACGATTTGGTTGAGTAATGCCATAAGAGTTTGGCTTGGCTCTTTATATGGTAGCGGTACGATATTGTCTTTAATAGATCCGCTGGGTACGTCCACATCTCTGAACTCGCCCGGTGCAATCGGTGTATCGTCACCCTTAACACGCAGACCCCTGGTTTTAAATCCACCTGGTAAATTAGCCAGTGAGCCAGCATCAACCAATTGACGAATAATGGAAGTACCAGACTTAGCGTATGCGCCAATTAAATGAATTAATCCAAAGCAATAGAAACCAAATCCTGGGATATATCCGTAGTGGACAAAGTGTTGTCTCTTAATATATAGATCATCGCCTTCTTTCCAGTTACGGCGAATAGCCAATACATTCTGAGTACCCTTCTCTATAGTAACTATATAAGGTAAACCAATTTCTGTATGGTTTCCTTCATCATCTGTATGCTCAAAACCTTTTAAGTTTAGATTAACGCTGACTTCATAGATTTTGTATCTATCATCAGAAGTAGCTCTAAAGCCAAGCTTCTCGGCAATTTTCTTTTCTACTTCATCTAGTACATTAACTGGATCGCCTATGTCTATATCTCTATATACACCGGCATCTTGCAGTTTTCTGATTTCGTTTTCTGTCTTACGCATAACGTGAGTAACACGCTCTGCATTTTCCAAGCTGGACGCGCCGTATGGAACGACTACATCTTCAGCAGGTACATATAAAGATACCTGTCTACCCAGCGTAGGATCTTCATATACTTTCTTAAAAGCATTACCAGCTAGACCCAAGCCCCATAACATTCTCTCTGTCTCAGGACGATACTCTGGCATCTTCTCTGTGAGCTCAAGATTCATATCATCTTGAACGCGCTCAGCAGAGTCTTTTTTCTCTGGTGTCTCTTTACCTATAACGTGAGTCTTAACCGGTCCACTCGCCGGGAAAATACTCATCATTGTTTCAGCTTGGAACTTAACTAAAGCCTCAGCTAATAGTGGGTGATAAACACCACAAGCTCCTTCCCACGGCTCAGATCTTTCCTCAATCTTTAAGCCTAATAACTCTAAGCCATCAACATAAGTTTGTAGCCAGTCTTTCCTAGCATCTATAT